AAGAAATGGATGAACAATTACATAGTGAATATGTATTTGAAAGGTATAAGGATGGAGAAAATGGTCATTCCAATTATAAAAAACCAGATCTATCGGAATTTAATTGTCATACCCCAATTTTTACTAGTGGTAATTTTATATTTGATCCTGAAAATTGTACACGCATTTTGGAATTGCCGGATGGTCATATGGCTAAGTCTTATGTGGCAAAACGTAAGATACCGGAAAAATTTTGGAATGACCTTTATTTTGTAAAGGATTTTAAAAAATTAGTGGATCAAGTAGAACCAGATAATGAATATTATTTGAAGTCAGATGATTCAAGATTGGTAATACCATTTTATAATAAAGAAAAAAGACTTATTGCATTTCAAGGACGATCTTTTAAAAAAACTGGAATGCGATACATTACGATTAAAGTTATTAAAGATGCCCCTAAAATTTTTGGGTTAGATAGAGTAGATATAAATAAACGAGTATACGTAGTTGAAGGACCAATAGATTCATTATTTTTGGATAATGCAATTGCAGTCGCGGGATCCAATTTAGATTCTGAATATTTGAAATTTAATGATTCCATATTTATAATGGATAATGAGCGGAGAAATAAGGAAATAATTAAACAAATGGAAAAGATAATTGAAGAAGGTAGAACAATTTGTATTTGGCCGGAGTCGGTTGAAGAGAAGGATTTAAACGACATGATTCTTGCAGGATATACTCCCGAGGAAATTCAGGGTATTATAGATAATAATAGTCATAAAGGATTGGATGCTGAAATATCATTAGGTGAGTGGAGAAAATGTTAGTATGAATGGAGCACATGAACGTTATCCTTACCGAGATTCTGCCGGGTATATGATATGGGGATCTTTAACTAAAGAAGAAACTATTAAATTATATGTTAAACATTTTATGATTGAAAATAAAGGACAATTGCATCCAGACACAGCCAAAAAAAATGGCATTGGAATTTATTGAAACTAACAAAATGTATGGAGGAATTGCATCAGATGGCCATGGTGGAATTTCAATGGAATTATATCATGAATGTCATGACAGAGGGTGTTTTTAAAATGAACCATACATTAGATCGAATTAGAGTTTTTCTGTATTTACCAAAGAGGAAATTATAATGAATCAACCGACTGCTAAAATTATATGCGATTCCATCAGTCCGAAAGGTAAGCGACTGACAACAATGGAAGTTAAGATGCACAGATTTGTACTTGCCGAATTTAACACTCATCGGATGTTTTCACGTGGCTCTGCTTCAAGCCGGGCAATTCCAATCAAGAAACGAATTGAACAAGTTTTAACCGATCCTGCAATGCCCTTATATTGGGGAAAAAATCAATCTGGAATGTCAGCGGCCGAAGAAATGGATCCGACTCCTAAAGAAGTTGCAATAGGACAGTGGTTATATGCGCGTGATCAAGCGGTAGAAACTGTCCGAATGCTTTCAGATTTAGGTGTCCATAAACAATTAGCAAATCGTTTGTTAGAACCATGGTTATGGCATACTACAATTGTTAGTAGTACTGAATGGATGAATTTCTTTGGACAAAGGTGTGCAATAAATCCAGAAACGAAACAGCCATTTGCTCAACCAGAAATGTACGCACTTGCTATGGCAATGCAACAAGCATTTTATGAATCTACACCCAAAGAGATTGGATATGGTGAGTGGCACTTGCCATATATTATGGAAGAAGATATTGAATGGGTAATGGAAGAAATTAATTGTCAATCGGCAAGCGACCGTAGCTATGGCCGCTTGGATTTATTGAAAAAAGTTTCAACTGGACGTTGTGCCAGGATTTCTTACTTGACGCACGATGGAAAAAGAGATCCTTTAGAAGATGTTAAATTGGCCGATAAATTAATAAACGCTAAACCAATGCATCCAAGTCCCCTAGAACATATTGCTACTCCATATTTTGAAGGTCAATATAAAGGAAATTTTGAAGGTTGGATACAATATCGCCACTCTTTCGAAAATGAGAACATAAAAGAATTTACTCCAAATTATAAGAAAGAAGAATAATGTCAAACTGGTCTAATTTAGCCAAAATTGTATATAAAAGAACTTATGCAAGAAAAGATAATGGAATTTTAGAAAATTGGGATCAAACAATTGAAAGAGTAATTCAAGGAAATATTAAAGGACATAATGTTCCAGAAAAAGAAATACAAGATCTTTTGCGTTTAGCTAAAGAACGAAAGGCATTACCTGCTGGTAGAGGACTTTGGTATTCTGGTTCACCGTATAATGAACGTGTTGGTGGTGCTGCATTAAATAATTGTTGGTTTTTAGATTCATCGGAATGGAATAATTTTATAATTGGACAAGATTTACTTATGTTGGGTGGTGGTGTGGGTTTGAGTGTAGAAAATAAATTTATATCTAAATTACCTAAAGTTAAAAAAGATGTAAAAATTGTTCATGAATTAACTAAAGATGCTGATTTAATAGTTCCTGATAGTCGTGAAGGTTGGTGTGAATTAACACGCAGAGTTTTAGAAAGTTTTTTTGTTACAGGAAAATCTTTTTGTTATTCGACAATTTGTATTCGTGGTTATGGTGAATTAATTAAAGGTTTTGGTGGAGAGGCTTCTGGACCATTACCTCTAATTAAATTTATTGAAAATCTAAATAAAATTTTTAAAAATCGTGAAGGAAAATATTTAAGACCAATTGATGGTGGTGATATTATTTGTGCTATTGGTGAAATGGTTGTTTCAGGAAATGTCAGGCGATCCGCAATTATTTTATTAGGAGATTCATGGGATAAAGAATATTTAAAAGCTAAACGGTGGGATTTGGGACAATTACCAACATATAGATCATGTGCAAATTATTCTGTAGTTTGTGATGATATTGAAGATTTACATCCTTTATTTTGGAAAACATATGAACACGGTGAACCTTTTGGTTTAATTAATAGGAATAATATTCAAAAATATGGTAGAATGGGTGAGTTGAAAAAGGATACTGCATATGGTATTAATCCTTGCATAACTGGTGATTCATTAGTTTATGTTGCTGATGGAAGAGGATTTGTTTCAATTAAAAAATTATCAGAAGAAAAAAAAGATGTTCCTGTTTTTTGTAGAGATAATAATGGCAATGCAACTATTAGATTAATGAGAAATCCTAGAATTACAGGATTTAAAGAACCTATAATTAAAATAACATTGGAAAATGGACATGTATTTAAATGTACCAAAAATCATAAATTATTAAAAAATGATAAAACTTATGCAGAAGCACAATCATTAAAAATTGGAGATGGTTTACATATTTTAACAAGATTTGAAGCATCATTTAAGGAAATTTTTCCTGAATGTAATTCTAAAACACAAGATTATTTTTGGGTTAATACCGGAAAAACAGTTAATTGTTGTGAACATAGATTGATATCTGAATTTTTTTATGATTCTAAAATTCCTAAAGGACATGTAGTTCATCATAAAGATTTTAATGGTAGAAATAATGATCCAAATAATTTGAAAATTATGTCTAAAAAGGATCATGATAAATTACATTCTGAACATATGTTTGGTGATTTAAATCCAATGAGGCGAGCCAAAACAGAATGGTCTGAAGAGAAGTGGAATCAATATAGAAAAAAACAAAAAATAAATAATACCGGAGAAAATAATAAAAATTATTCTGGTATTTCAAATAATGAATTATATCAATACGCTTTAAAATTAACACAACAATTAAAGCGAAGATTTTCTACTAAAGAATGGTATGTTTTCGCTAATGAAAATAATCTTCCTACTAATTTTTCGGAATTTAGGATGAAATCTTTTGGTACTTTAAAAACTTTATCTAAACGAGTTGCATTAGAATTAGGATATGATAATATTGATTGTGATCCAAGAATGGTTAGAAATTATTTAAATTTATTACAACAAGGATATGATTGTGAAATAAAAAATAATGAAATTGTGGTTATTAAAAAGTGTGAAATTTGTAATAAATATTTTAAACTTTTGGCTAATAGAAGAGAACAATCGGTTTGTAGCCAACATTGTGGTTTAATTCTTTCAAATAAAAATCATCCGGAATATAAATTAATCAGAAAAAAGTCTCTATTAAAGTGTAATAAGAAAAAACAAAAAAATCTTCGGAAACAACAAAAAGAAGTTTATTTAAATCTTTATAAGAAGAAAAAATTTATATCTAAAAAAGAATGGATTAATGCCTGCAAAGAAGTTGGAATTAGTTTTGAAATTTCTAGAATATCCAGTCCATTTAGATATTGGAAAGAATTAAAAAAAAGTGCCTTAAATTTTAATCATAAAATTATAGCCATAGAAGAATGTGAATCTGAAGATGTTTATAATGGTACCGTTGATGAATTTCATAATTTTTATTTTGGTGGATTTTTAGAAAAAACAAAAAGTAATAAAAATAAATATATTTGTATAAATAACCAACAATGTGGAGAGGCCTGTTTGGAATCTGGTGAGGCCTGCAATTTACAAGA